AAGAAGCGCGGCGCGCGTCTCGCAATCTGAGCGGTGGTCCCCCGCCGCTTTGATCGTCCGTGAGTTTTCGGCTCCGTTAAGCAGGTGGACGTTAACAGGGTGCTAAACGGGCATGTCTTACGAAGGCAGTTGGGTTCTTCTCTACGCGATCGTGGCGTGGGTGTTCTCCGCCATGGTCGTGACGGGTTTGATTTATCTTTGGAGGTGATGGGATGGTTGACGGAAAAACGCAGGCGTTCGCGGATCTGGTGATCTATAATCTGGAGTGGGTCGGGGGCATCGCCATTGGCGTGTTCATAATCTTGCTAGGCGTACTGATGCTGTTCGCTAAGTGGGATCTTGAAGAAGAGCCGAGCGACTGAGATGGCTATCTACGCCGTCATCGGCATGGCCGCCATGGTCATCTGGATCGCGTGGTGGGCATGACTGGCGAATACTCGGTTCGCGAGCTTCTGCTGTTAGCGCAGAACCATATCCCGCCGTCGCAGATCACGCTGCGCGACGCCATCGAGGGCTGGCTGGCTTCCCACCCCGCATCCAGCGACCTACGCGCCCAGAACGCCGACGCCTACGGTTACGCGAAGCGGTTCTTGGAAGCCTTTGTCGCGGAGAATTTTCCACCAAACCCAGATTGGAAACCGTTACCTGACCTAATGGGCGTCCTGACACAGATCGACAATGCTTCGACCATTGCGAGCGACCTCCGCGCCCAGAACGCCGAGCTTGTGGCGGCGCTGAAGGAAAGCCTCGCGTTGAACGAGAACTTCGTCGGCGTGTCTGAGGACGAAACGCTAGCTCATTTGAGTGAGCACAAGGCAGTTATTGCGCAAGCCCGCGCCGCCCTCGCCGCCGCAGGGCATCCTTGACCAGCCGCGCGACCATCGGGATTGGCATGATGCTCCTCGCCGTCAGTTTGGCGACTGGCTACACCGATTACCACTTGATTAACTGGGTCACGTTCCTACTTGGCTCGATCATGGTGATCGTCGGCACTGGGCGTTTGTTTTTCTTGGACATGTGAGGCGGCGCTATCGCAGATGGCGCCGCAAGCGGCAGCGGCGGCGCTACTGGAAACGTAGAGGGTATTGAAATGGCGGACTCGAAACTGACGATGGAACAGGCGCAGTCGGTGCTGTCGCGCGCCGCGCGGAACGTCGGGCGCGTTTATGGCGTTGGACTGAGCGTTGGCCAGCAGAACGACATGCTGGTTTTTGTTGACGACCTCGGTGATCCGGTGGTTGATGATTTTGCCGAGGGCGCGCCAGTGATCCAGTGCGCCACCCAGCAAGAACTAAGCGACGGCACGTTCCTCAAGCTGTTTGCGGCGCGCTCGCTCTATGCGGCGCTGACGCTGAAGCTGGTGGAGATCTTTGAAAGCGAGTCGGCCTGATCGGCCGCTCTGGAGAGAGGGAAGAAATGAACAGATATCTTGTGAAGATTAACATGAGCCACGATGAACTGACGGCGTTCCTCGCCAAGGGCATCGCGGGCAAGGTCGAGATCGAGGCGCTGCCAGTGTCCCCCGGCGTCAGCCTGCACTCCATCCCGCACCCGGCGGCGCCCAAGCCGCGCGCCGTGCGCGGCTCCAAGGTCAACGACGCCATCCTCGGCGCGCTCGCCGATGGGCCGCAGAGCGCTAAGACGCTGAAGGCGGCGCTGGAGAAGGCGGGCCTCGCTGGCGGCTCGCTGTCGACTGGCCTCGCGCTGTTACAGAAGGCTCATCGGGTTGAGCGCAGCGCTGATGGCTCGTATGCTCTAACGATGCAGAAAGCGGCGGAGTAACTCAGACATGACCCAAGAGCCAGCCCAGCCGCGACCGGCGCCGCCGCCCGATCCGGGGCTTGTCTCTTGGGCCCATATCATTCGCAAGGCGCTTGAGGCGCAGGCCGGGGTCGAGATCACTGGCCGCGAAGGCGCGGCGACGTCGTTCCGCTACCGTGGCCAAGTGTTCAACATCACCATCGCCCCGGCCAACAAATGACCCATCCGATGCAGATGTCGGTCAGCCTGACCGGATGGAGCATCGACCCCGAGCTGCTCGATGATATGGCGATCGAGCTTCATCACTCGGAGCAGTTCGGCGACGTCTTCACCATCAAGCTCAAGTGGAAGAGCGGGCGCGAGACGGCGATCGACGCCGAGCTGAAGGACGCGACCGGGAACATGCTCTATGTGCGGCTCGCGGCCGAGATCGCGACGCCGACCAAGACGGTGATCGAGCATGAAGGAGGCTAGCGGTGCCTGCACTTTGGGAACGCGCGATCAAGCACATCAGGGCTGAATCGCCGGGCGTGAACCCCTATGCCGCGGCGACGGCCTCGCTCCAGAAGGCTGGCGAGATGAAGCCGGGGACGCGCGAATTGACCAAGAAGGGTGAAAAGCGGCAGGCCAAGGGCGCGAAATGGCGCCACGCTCATCCGCTGGCGACTGGCGGCGCGGTCAAGCCTTCGCTGGGCCGCGCCGGTCGATAAGCGCCTTACTTCGGCTCGGGCGTCGGCGGAAGCCCTTGGCTCGGGAATGACCCGGCGTCATACGCCGTCACGCGCCACTCCGTCACGTCGGGACGCTTGATCGCAACAATCACCTTGTCGTCGTAGGGCTCGGGCAAATAGGCCGGGAGAGGGGGATTGATGGTATCAGGAGGAACCGGCTGTCCGCTCGGGTAAGAACCGCTGCCGGGCACCCAGTTGCTGATATGCGCTGGGTTAGACGGTAGCCCATGCTCCGGGTGCCCCGGATGATAGATCGGCAGTGTCGAACCGTGACCGCCGCTCGGAAGCCCGTGGCTCGGATGACCGGGATGATAAATCGGCCCTCCGCCGACATGCGGCGGACGACCGCCCGGCAAGCTGTTGTCAATCTGCCCGCCCTCAAGCGGAATAATCCAGTAAAGCTGTGGCATGTGAGCGTCTCCTATGCGGTTGCAACGCGGGTGGGTTTAGCACGCCTTTGCGACTGAGGAGAGACTGAGATAGAACCATTCGCGAGGTGAGAGGGAGGTGCTTTGAGGAACCGCGCCCATGGCCAGCACTCCGCATCCGCCGTCGAAACCCGCCGACAACCACAAGCCTGCGTCGCATGCGCCTGACCATAGGTCACCGCCGCCTGCACCCGCGAAGTCCGAACCGCCTAAGCCGACAACGCGCAGCGGCCCAGCGGTGGCGCCGCTCTATGCCGTCGTGACGGACGCCGCGTCGCTGTTCAAAAACGGCCACCGCATCGCGAAAGAGGGCGACCCGCCGGAAAAGTGGATCTCGATGGGCAGGCTCGGCGACGGCACGCCGGTTCACCAGATGCCAATGACGCCCGAGCTTGAGGAGGAGATCAAGAGCGGCAGCTATTATCTGGCCGAGGGAGTGGACGAACACGCCGAGGCGCCTGCGGGTCCGCCGGTTGTCGTTGACATACCGCACGCACAGGGCACGGCCACGGTCGGGAGCACGCTGACTTGCACGCAAGGCAATTGGACGAATACCCCGACCAACAAGACCTACCAATGGCTGCGCGACGGAACGCCGATCGCCGGGGCGACTGCCTCCTCTTACCTCCTCATCGCCGCTAACGTCGGCGGGATGATCTCGTGCGAGGTCACAGCGGTTAACGCGGCGGGACAGGCCAGCTCAACCAGCAACGAAATTGGCCCGGTAGCTTAAGGTAACCAACGATGGCAGCGGGATTAGGCGCGATTCGATTGCCGTCGTCGCCGATCGACGGCATGGACGACATGGCGCCGAAGCCGCTCGGCGGGCGGCAGGGCACCGTCGTCATCGATCTGAACGATGGCGACGAGCCTGAGATCCCTGACGTCGATACCGACAAGGGGGTCGAGATCGAAGGCGGCGGGGTCATCGTCCGCATCGGTCCCGCCCTCTACACCCCCAAGGAAAACCTCAAGTTCTACGACAATCTCGCCGAGGCTCTGCCGAGAGATCTCCTCGGCGGGATCGCCGACGAGCTGCTGCTCCGCATCGAGGAAGACAACCGCTCACGCCAAGAATGGCTCGACACCCGTGCGCGCGGCATCAAGATCATGGGCCTCAAGATCGAGGAGATGCGATCGAGCGGGGCGGACGGCTCGGCGCCGCTGGAGGGCCAGTCGCAGATCCGCGCCAGCCTGCTGTGTGAGGCGGTCGTACGATTTGGCGCGAACGCCTTCGCCGAGCTGTGCCCGACCGACGGGCCCGCCAAGGTCACCGAGGACACCGCGGCGGCGCCGACGGAACTCGATGATCTCTCCGATGCGCTGGAAAAGATCCTCAACCACTACCTGACGGTGGTCGACAAGCCGTGGGTTCCCGACACCGATGCGATGTTGTTACGCATTGGCGTCGACGGTTCGGTGTTCAAGAAAGTCTATCACGACCCGATCCTGCGCCGCCCGATCTCGCGCGCCGTCTACGGCGAAGACGTCATCATCAACAATTCGGCGACCTCGATCTATGACGCCAAGCGGATCACCCACCGGGTGATGATGGCGCCGTCGACCTTGCGCCGCATGCAACTGGCTGGCGCCTATCTCGACACCCCGATCGGTGATCCCGGCTGGAAGATGAAGGACGCGCCAGAGCTGCAATCCGAGGAGATCGGCGGCGTCCGTAAGAACGAAAGCCCAGAGCGCGAGGACCGCGATCACGAGATTTTCGAATGCTATTGCGAACTCGATCTTGAGGGTTTCGAGCACAAGACCAGAGGCAAGCCTGACGGGCTCGCCCTGCCCTACAAGGTCGCCATCGATCGCGAATCGCGTCAGGTGCTGGAGATTCGGCGCAACTACGACGAAGACGACGACATGTGTCTGCCGAAGACATGGTTCGTCCAGTTCCCGTTTATTCGCGGGTTTGGCATTTACGGCATCGGCCTCTCGCACCTCCTCGGCAACATCAGCAACGGCATCACCGCGGCGTGGCGCGAGTTCCTCGACGCCGGAATGTTCTCAAACTTCCCCGGCCTCTTGGCGGCGAAGGGGGCTGCGCGGCAGGACAATTCGGTCATCCGAATACCGCCGGGCGGAATGAAGGAGATCGAAACCGGCGGCATGCCGATTCAGCAAGTCGTCATGGGCATGCCCTATAAGAGCCCTGACGCGGTGTTTGTCGGCTTTGTCGAGCAACTGAACCAAGAGGGTCAACGGCTCGGCGGAACGGCCGACGTCATGGTCGGGGAAGGGCGACAAGATGCACCTGTGGGCACGACGCTGGCACTCATCGAGCAAGCCATTAAACCGCTGCTCGCCACCCATAAGCGACTGTGCGCCGCCCAGTCAGATGAGCTTCAACTTCTGGTCGAACGATTCCGAGAAGATCCCGAAGCCCTCTACCGGCACCAGAAGCCAAGCGCGGTCGTCGCGTGGGACGACGACCTCGTCATCAAGGCGCTGAACACCTACCAGATCGTCACCCGCGCCGACCCGAACACCGCCTCGCACCTCCAGCGCATGCTGCGCAACGCGGCGCTCTACATGATGGCTAAGGATGATCCGCCAGCCTTCGACCTCACCGCGATCCGGCGCACTTGTATCCGAGGCATCGGCTACGCGAATCCCGACCAATTCCTGAACGCGAATCCGCAGCCTGCCCCCGATCCGAAGGCCGAGGCCGCTGCGACCACCGCGCAGGCCGCGCTTCTTGATGCGCAGGCGAAGATGGGACAGCTCCAACTCGACGCCAAGAACGCGCCGCAAGAGGCTCAAGCGCGCCAGATGGACGCCATGGCGAAGATTCAGGGCGCCAAGGCAGGCGTGCAGAAGCAGCAGATGGCGACTCACACCGCTGCCTTGCAGGCGCAGAACGAGCGGATGAAGCCCGCTATGGAGCAGGCGGGCCGCCAGCACGAGGCGCAGCAGAACGCCGCCGATCGTCAGACCGAGCTGATCAAGGAGCAGATGAAGCATCAGCACGAGATGCGGCTCGCCGGGATCGAGCAGCAGGGCGATCTCCAGAAGGCGAACCTCGACCATCAGGGCCGTCTGGCCGAGGTTGGAGCTAAACACCAGACCGAGATTGCTAAAGCGGGGATGGACCAGCAGGGGCGGATGCAGGAGGCCCAGTTTGGGCATCAGGCCGCGCTAGCGGAGGGGCAGCAGGCCCACCAGACCGCGATGGCGCAAGGGGAGCAACAGCACCACACCGCGCTCGCCACCGGCCAGCAAAAGCACGCCACCACCATGGCGCAGGGCGCGATGCAGCGTGACACGTCACTGGCGCAGGGCGAGCAGCAGAACGAGGGCAAGCTCCAGCAGATCAAGGCGGCGCCCAAGCCTGCGGCCGGGGCCAAGAAGAAGCCGGGACGCGCGACCGGCGGTCGGGTCGATGAAGCCGAAACGCCATTCGGAACGGCACGCCGCGCGCCTGATGGGCACCTCTATGTGGCGCACCCCCACACCGGCCAGTATTTCCGGGTGAAGAAGGGGGAGTGATGTGGCTGGCGTCGATGGCTGGACGGCTGAGCCGGTAGATCACGATCCGTTCTTCTCGGACATGAACCAGTTCGTGTCTAGAACGAAACAAGGCCATGCCCCGGCAGGACTTGGCCGCCTTGGGTTTCAGGATGGCGGATTTGCTGACGACCCTGAAAATAGTGTAGCATCAGACGCGACAGGAGATCCAAATGGCCAATCAGCCGCACCAGCGGGTCCGCTGGGACGACCCGGAGGAATTGGAGGAGGCGCGGGCGTTCTCCCAGCACAGGGAGAAGCATCGGCGCCCAGTGGCTTATCCTCAGTCGAAGCCGCCGAAGTCGCCCGAGCCCGCGCCGCAGCGGGACGATACCACCCGGTAACCGGCCTCCCGCAGAAGATCATCGGGTTCAAGGACGGCTCGTCATATCTCCCCGGCCCGCTGGAGAAGGCGCATCAGGCGGCGGAAGCCTATATGCGCGAGTCGGGTCTGCCGTACGATCCACCGCGCGACTACGCCAAGATCAACCCAGCGTTCGCGACCCGTGTCGCCAAAGCCTACGAGGACATGCCACACGCGCCTGACGACCCGGCGGTGAAGGCCTCCTACGAGGCTCTGGCGCGCGAGACGATGGCGCAGTGGCAGCACGTCAAGGACACTGGCCTCAAGGTCGATTGGATCACGCCGCAGACTGGCGATCCTTACGCCGACAACCCGCGCGCGGCGATCAAGGATGTTCGCGACAACAACCACTGGTGGGGCTACCCGACCGACCTTGGCTATGGCTCGGGCGATGAGGTAGGCGAGGCGGCCAAGAACCCGATGCTCGCCGATTCTGGCGAGGAGGTCAGCGGTCATCGGGCGCGGGTCAACGACATCTTCCGCATCGTTCACGACTATTTCGGCCACGCCAAGGAAGGGCATGGCTTCCGCGCCGAGGGCGAGGATAATGCCTTCCGCTCCCATGCCGCCATGTATTCCGATGCCGCCAAACCGGCGATGACCAGCGAGCTGCGCGGCCAGAACTCGTGGCTCAATTACGGGCCGCATGGTGAGCACAACCGCACTGCCAAAGCTGCCGATACGATCTTCGCCGATCAGAAGATCGGGGTGATGCCGGAATGGGCGTGGCGCCCCACGCCACCGCAGGCAGCCGGTCGCGCTCCAACTGGCCTGATGGGTCAAGAAGAGGCCGCGATGCGGCAGCGAGAGGGGTTTGAACCTCCCGGCGAGTGGACCGGCGGGCGGGTCGGGTTTCAGGACGGCGGGCCAATAGATGCGGAATGGGGGATGGGGGATGAGATTGGCGAGTTGCGCTCGGTCCAAAGAGCGCAAGCGCGTGGCGGGTGGGGGTTTAAGGCGGGCGAATCGAAACCGGCTGGCGGGTTCCAAGGCTATGACAGGACGACCTACCACATCGCCCCGACCGATATTCCCGCCTCTTGGGGCAAGATCGATCGCGGTCGAGGCAGGGTGGAGTTCTATGATCCTGAGCACGCCCATGAAGAAGATGGACGAGCGCGTCCCAACAACCAAAGTGAATGGAATGCCGCGATCCCTGACAAACAAGAGCCCGGCACGCTTTATCGCGGCATGTCATGGGAAGAATATCAAAACGCCATGAAGAGTGGCCAGATCGCATCGAAGGGCGACTGGAACATTGGTGATGCTCAGAAAGGCCTGACGATGTGGTCGAGCGACCCCGTTCAGGCGCGTTCCTACGCTAATGATTTTGCGCCATGGCAATACAAAGCAACGCCAACACGACCCGCTGTGATTGCCGCGATCCGTGATCCCGGAGAAAATGAACACGTCTATACGGTGCCGAACGAGCCACGAGAGATCGGCTTACGGAATCCAGTGCCGACGAGCGAGATCAGTCATGTGTTTGTCGGGCGTCCCGTGATCGCCTCATCCGGCCAGATGGATGTTCGCACGCATGAAGGCGGCGGAATGGAGGAAGGAAGCGGGGCTAGTCCATCAAGCTATGTTCGTTGGAGCCGCGAGGCTCCGATGTCGACGCCGATGACGGCGCCTCAAGCGACCGATCGCCCTCCAATTGGCCTGATGGGTCAGGAAGAGGCCGCGATGCGGCAGCGAGAGGGGTTTGAACCTCCCGGCGAGTGGACCGGCGGGCGGATCTCGATGGCGGACGGCGGCGCGCTGGAGCCGGTCGAGGGCAATCCCTTCGACCTCCAGCCGCCTGATCGTACGATACACCCGAGTGACCTCGCCCGCGCCAAGGGCTTCCCCGAGCCGCGCTCGCCGATGCACGACCGGATCGCTGCGGCGTCGCAGGATATTCCCTACACCCCGGAGGACATCGACCAACCGGGGCCGATGACGGAGACGCTCGCCCACTACGCGGGCAACCCCGAGCACGCGATGCCGATGCGAATCGGCGCCGCAATCGGGGAAGAAGGGCGGCGCATCGGTCAGGGACTATGGAATGTTGGCACTGTCGCCGGGGATGTGGCGAGCGGCAAGGCGACGATGGAAGACCCCGAGACGCAGCAGCGGGTGATCGGCCTCGCTGCGTCGCTGCCGGGGGGAGGACCAGAGGCCGCGCTCGGGGCGCGCGGGCCGATTGGCGGTGCGGCCAAGGCCGCTCGTGTTCGCGCCTTAGCCAAGGAGGCGCCCGAGGCCACGACGACTTACGAGCCGCCATGGGCCGGTGAGCCAGCAGCCACGACAATGGAGAAGAATGCCGAGCCAGAAACGCGAGGCAGCAATGCTCAACCAGTTACGCGCTGGAATGCGGCGACTGGCCAATGGGAAGGTCCGAAACCCAAGATGAATCCGCCGGAAGGCGTCACCTACCCACCACTGTTCAACTTCGACAAGTCGGTGATGGACAAGGTGCCCGACGTGCCGCAGTTCGATTTGCAGCGCTACGTCCCGCCACGGGGCGTGTCGGAGCGGATGCAGGATTTGGTGACCAATCCCGAGGTTCGCCAGCAGATGCTGGACATCGTCCGCAACGGCATGCAGACGGTTGGGATGAGTTGGTACAACACTGGCCAGTTGCGCGCGATGTTCTTGAAGGAACTCGGCGATACGGAAGGGCAGCAGGCGTTTGAGAAATACATGAACCTCGTGTCGGCCACGAGTCCCGAGAACAAGATTCCTCAGAACATCAGGACGGCCAGCTACTTCTACGAGCGTGAGAAGCAGGGGGTTCCGCCGCCGGAAAAGGGCGACCCGATCGCTCAGCCTTACGGCTCAAAGGCGCAGAAGCTTCATCAGCAGAACGTCAACAACGTGCTGACTGAGGGCTACGATGTCCTCAAGAACCCGAAGCCGCCATCCTTCGTCCAGAACCTGATGGGCAACTATGCGCCCGGCACGATGGACCGGCATGCGTTCAAGTTGCCCGCGATCCTGTCGCGCGACCCGCGCTTCCTTGAGACGTCATTCGTTCCCGAGAAAGGCGCGGAGTCAGTGCGTCCACAACAGATGTTCAGGAACGGCGAGCTGACAATGGACGACGCCGTCAATCAGCCGACGATGTGGGCTGGCATGCCGAACCCAAACGAGTACGCTGCGCTGGAGGGCTACTACAAGTCGATCGCCGACGAACTCGGGATCACGCCAGCGCAAGTGCAGGCGTCGGCTTGGGTTGGCGGCGGACACGTCACCGGCCTCGCCTCGGCGGCCGACGAGACGTTCCTGCACTCCTTCCAAGGACGAGTGTTCAATACCGCCCACCACACCGGGCAAACTCCCGCAGAGGTGGTCAGGAAGATGATCAGGGGCGAACAACCCCTCCTTTCGGGCGGGCCGGGAATGGCACCACGTCCCGAACAGGATCAGGCTCGGAAAGAAGCTCAAACTTCGACGGGCGGGGCGGAAGGTTCATCACCGCCGCCAGCCGCGCGATGACACGCGCCACCTCCGGGTGGCTGAGAACCTCGTTGAGCGGGATTCTCTCGACCACCGTCGAGCCCTCCTCGTTGAAGATCTCCAGTTCCCAGCGACCCCCCAGCTTCCCGTGTTCTCGCCACAGTGGCCAGCCCTTGTACTTCATCTTCGCACCTTGTCGCCGATCTTGAGCCCAATCTTGGCGGCTGTGCCGCCGTTCAATTCCAGCACCGAGGCGCATGGCGCTTCGGATGGAATGGGCCACTCGGATAGGGTTTGGCAGTTGGCCTTGATGTTCGTCACGATCCCAGCTCGGGAAAGAAAGATGATGTCGAGGGGGATGTAGGTATCCCTCATCTGGAAGGTTCTGGGCTTTTCGCGCTCAAACTTGAACAACATGCCATGGTCAGCGGGCATCGATCGACGGCCCGACAGCCCGCGTCTCTGGCTCTGTTCATCCTTAGCGACTTCGACCTGAAACCCGTGCGTTCCGGTGGCGGTCACAATCTGGAGTTGGGTCATTCGATTCCCGCCTTTGTCTTAGCGGCTTCCTCGGCGTGCAGGATGATCATCAGCTTGTTGATCTCATCCTTGTGAGCCGCGACCGCCGCATCATGCTCCTTTTGGTCCAGAATCTCTTCAGGCGTCCGCTGGTCTTTTTCCGGGATCGCCTCGACCGCAGGAAGGGGAATGGTCTTGACCGCAGGCACGGGCGCTGGCGGCGTGGTGATCTCGACGTAGTAGGGCTTAGCCTGTGGCGCGGGCGCATGATAGGCGGCGCGCGTGACGCCGCAATGCTGGGCCGTCTTATAGTGCCAGATGCTGTAGCAATGCGCGGATGCGGGCTGAGCGCCGAGAAGCAGCGCGGCAATAGCGAGTTTCGTGATCATCGTTGATATCCCTTCCTTGTTTCCCACCCCTTCTTGGCGGCGCGCGAGCGCTTGGCTGTGAAGAGTTCAGCACTGGCCACGGTTACGAGGCCGTCGAGGGTCCAGCGGTGGGTGACCGGGTCTTTCGACTCGACCGCGCGCCGGTATTTTGGGCTGGGCTCCCATTGATTGCAGTAGTTGATCGCCTCGCCTGCGGTGGCGAAGCGTAGCCCGTTGGTGAGCCAGTGGCCTTCATATTCGCCAAGGCCTGCAATCTGCGGTGCGTATGACACTGGGTTCTTCCTTACGAGCGCGAATGTCATACCAAGTTGACATCCCGCATTTGCAACAATCCTGAACGAACTGGCCGGATCTCGGCGCATTCCCACTATTGGTCCAATAGCCATCGCCAAAATCGCCGCCGCAGTTGAAACATGAGGCTTCGGCGTGGCTGTCGAAAATGGGGAAGCGCTTGGTCATGGTTGGCCGTAGCAGCTTCTGCGACACTGGTCAAGGCGCTCTTGCAGGCAAGGGGGTTCCGGGGTTAAGTCACGATTGAGGTAGATGCGGGATGTGAGAAACCGGGAGGCTCCCAATGTCGGGGCTGACGCCGAAGGCTCATACTCAAGCGGTCCTGAAAAGGATGAATTTGGCGGGGTCCGTCCCCGGAAATCTCGACCGCAACAACGACGCTGGCGGCGATAACTACGGAATCACCTCCGCGCGATCGTCAGACGCCTCCAGTTTCGGGATGAGCGGCGCTCCGAAGTCGCCGCATATGGGCAGGCCCGGTCGACAGTCGGGTGGCCGGATCTCGGGCGATCTGGTGCGGACCCGGCGCACGCCAGAGGAAACCGCGAAGGACATCGCGAGCGGGGACAAGGCCGCCAACGCGCTGGCCAAGGACCGCGAGGGCCGCAAGAAGGGCGGTCGCATCGGGCGCTGGAAGGGCGGCGCAGATCGAGACATGCTGGGGCAGAAAGACGCCCTCGCTTCGGATGCCCCCGACTGGATGCCCATGGGGCCGTCGATGCCGGGTGAACGAGAATACTACAACTTCATTCGCGGCGGTCTTGGCACGTCGAAGATTGGAGCGCCGAGGGGTAAGGGCGGCATTGGTTCAGATGCAACCGCCGAGCCAACGAACCAAGCCAAGGGTGGCCGGATCAGGCGGCAAAGCGGCGGCTCTATCGGTGAGCAGAGACGCGCTACGGCTCACTTGGCGGCCGAGGATTACCGGACGGGGCCGGATTACCGAGCCGGTTCCGCCTCTGATGAAATGCCCAAGTTCAGCAACCGTTATGATGCGCGCAATGCGCTGGACGATCGCGCCAAGGGCGGTCGGGTTCGGCGCGCTGGCGGCGGCGTTATTGCTGAACAGAATGCGCGCTTCCAGAAGCAGATCGAAGACGACGACGCTGCCGCCGATCGCGATATCAAGGGCAAGCGCTATTCTTCCGATGACCCAGAGCGCGCCAAGGGCGGCCGGGTGAACCGCGCGCATGGCGGGCGCACCAAGGGCAAAACCACCGTCAACGTGATCATCGGCGGCCAGAAGGCGATGACCCCGCCTCCCGGCCCGCCCCCGATGCCCCCGCCGATGGCGGCTCCCGGCCCCGTCGGCCCGCCCAAACCGCCTATGCCTCCTCCCGGCATGGGACCGCCGGGCGGCGCGCCTCCGGGCATGGGTGGCCCTCCTCCCGGCCCGCCAATGCTCAGAGCGCGGGGCGGACGCATCGGCAAGCAATTCGGCGGCGGCGCGCCGATGGGCGCCAGCCAGCCGCAGCAGGGCGGCATGGGGAGCCAGCCGCCGCAGATGTCCTCGCAGCAGCAGCAGGGAGGTATGAACCCCAACAACCCAAATTACGATTGGAAAGCCCCTATTCAGCAGCAGTTTGATGCGGAAAGGGCGGCGTCGAGTACGCCGGGGGTGGGGATAACAGACCCGGCGAGATTGGAAGCGGCGCGGCAAGCGAAGATGCAGTCAGTCAACGCGTATAAGGACGCGCAGCATCCGCAGGGTTTCCAAGGCGATCCGAACTCGCTCGTACCGAGAGGTACAACATCGGGAGGCGTGAACCAGTATTACAATCCGGCGACCGGCGGCATGTTCGTCGGCAATCCGTTCCGAAACAGCGGTGGCCAGCAGCCACAGCCCATTGGGGGCACTGCTGGCGGTCCAGATACCGGCTATGTCCCGCAACCAGCCCAGAGCTGGGCGCAGCGTCCAGCCGTAATGGCTACGGGCGGCGTTGCTCGCGCCAAGGGTGGCCGGGTCGAGATCGGCACTCCCGGCGTCCACAACTACGGCAAGGCGGGCGTGAAGCACGGCAAGGTCGAAGAGGAATACGGTGCTGGCTCTGGCCTAGGCCGACAGGAGCGCGCGAGGCGGCAGAAGTAGTGGACGCAGCCAGTGTCTATCTCGGGCGCAAGCTCTTGGAGCTGATCGACGAGAAGCAAGCCGAAATGTCGCGGGCCCTGCTGATGGGAAAGGCGCTCGACTTCCCTGACTACAAGGAGCGCGCTGGATATTTGCGCGGCCTGTACGACGTCGGCCAGTGGATGGCCGCCATCAGCACACAAGATGAACAACGGGAGATGCGACCGTAATGACTGGGTTAGTTCAGAAGCTTGCGCATACGGAAGAGCCAGCCGCCGTGATCTGGCGCGAACTGGGCAATGCGCTCGACGGCTTTGACATCGCCGCGCAGGGCGTCCTGATCGCCATGTACGAGCGACCGGACGACGTGAAGACGCAGGGCGGCATCCTCCTTCCCCACCAGCACGTCAAAGAGGACGAATATCAGAGCCGGGTCGCGCTGGTCGTGAAGCTTGGGCGCCGCGCCTTCACCGACGACGAACATGTGAAGTGGGACGGCTATCGCCTTGAGCCCGGCGACTGGGTCGCGCTGCGCGCCAGCGACGGCATGAAGCTGAACATTAAGGGCCTCCACTGCCGTCTGATCTCCGACGTCTATCTGAAATTGAAGATCCCTCACGCGGATGCGGTGTTCTGATGCCTGCCGACGACGACGACAACGCGAAAGTCCAGAAGGAACATGGTTCCTATTTTCAGGCCTCGACTGAAGAGGAAGATCCGCCCGAGGCGCGCTTCGATCCGATCGAAGTCGATCTGAGCAAACCGGACTCGAAGGGCGGCGAAAAGCCCGATACCGGCGCCGCCGCCGAGGAGCTGCGCGCCCAGCTAAGGCAGGCGCAGGATGCCGCCGCTGCGGCTCAGCGCGCGGCAAACGAGCAGGCCCAGAGGGCGATGGCCGCTGAACAGCGGGCGGCAGGCTCGACGGTCGGGATGATTGATTCGGCGCTTGAGGCCGCGCAATCGGTCGCCGCCAACGCCAAGGCCAAATTCCAAGCCGCGCTCGACGCCGCCGATCACGCCGTCGCCGCGCAGGCGCAGGAAGAACTCTCCGACGCGCGCCACAATCTGCTTCGCCTGCAAGAGCAGCGCGCAATGGCCGAGGCGCAGTTCCGCCAGCAGCAGCAAGCGCCGCAGCAAAGGCAGGCGCCGCAGCCGGTGAGCGTCGACGTGATCGCGCGCGACCTCGTCAATGGCGGCTTCCCACGCTCGGCCGACTGGCTCCGCGCGCATTCCGACTGGGCGTCCCGCCCCGAGCTGCTGGACCGGATCGCGAAGGCCGACAATCACCTCGTCGCCAATCGTGGACTGGTGCGCGAGTCGGATGACTATTTCGCCGCCTTGGAGCAGGAGCTTGGCATGGGCCAGCAGCGCCGTGGCGCGGACTACGGCCAAGTGCGCCGCAATGCGCCCCCCGCTGCGCCAACTTCCAATGCAGGAGTGAGCCTGCGCACCGGCCAACCGCAGATGCGATCGCACGTCCCCCTCGATGCGAGACAGCGTGAGGCGGCGGAGCTGAGCGGTATGTCCGAGCGCGAATATGCGCAGGAGTTCGAAGCGGCCAGAGTGTCTGGCAAACTGATAGGCTACCGATGAGCGACATTAGCGCTATCCTCAACGGCCGGAATGGCAACAAGGAAACCGTCCGCAGCGAGGACGAGGTCGCGTCAGCCAAGCCTCAGATCGTTGATCACGAGGCTCGCGCTCGCGCCCGTGTCGCCGAGATCAAAGCGATCCACGGCGATGATGACTTCAGCGAGGTCTACGTCGACAAGTGGTACGCTGAAGCGCCTCCCGGTTGGATCTACAACTGGAAGACCCATAGCGTGTGGAACAAGGAATATCCCCAATATCTCGCCGCCACGCAGCACAACGGCTGGAGCCCGGTCCCCTCGCATCGAGTGCGCCACCTCCTCTATCCCGAGTATGACGCCGAGAACACGATCATCGACGGCATGATCCTGATGGAGCGGCCGAAGGAGATCAACGATCGGGTGAATACGCGCATGCTGCACAACGCGAGGGATGCCGTTCGCAACAGCGAGCGGAAGCTTGCGGAGACGCCGAGCGGCACTGCGCCGCGCACCGCGTTCGCGGAAACCATGCCGAAGGTCAGGGGCCACACTGGGCCCGTCAGCATAGACGATTGACATAAATCGGTGATGTGCATTAAGACTTGCGCTTAGGCGGAACCTTTTCCGACCTCGCGACTCCGTGGCGCTCTCGGGTTCGCGCACAATCCAAGCTCATCGGCGGCGCTCGCTTGATGGCAAACCTTCCTCCAACAGGAGAAGTTTGTCATGGCGAACGTGTTTGCCCCCTTCGGCTTCGCAGAGTCTCACCGTCTCGGCGCCGCGCCCAATTATCAGCTTGGCGGCGCTCGGCGCTACATCTCCGCCGCTAACGCCAATCCGATCTATTTTGGCGACCCCGTCATCCAATTGGCGACGGGTTTTATCGCGCAAGCGGCTGCGGCAGGCCAAGTCAGCGGCATCTTCGCAGGCTGCGAGTACATGTCGAAGTCGGCCAAGAAGGTCATCTGGAGTCCATGGTGGCCGGGCACGACGGGCGACATTACTCCGGGGACCGGACAGAACGCTGGCTTCGATATCTTGGCCAAGGTCATTGACGATCCGCTGACTGTCTTCCGGGTCCAGACGAACGGTTCGTCCGCAGGCGGTTCAAACCAGATGAACAACATCATCGGCATGAACGCCAGTTTCACCTTCGGGCTCTCTGGCGCCGCTCCCGGCACCAATCCGGCTCCCAATCAGATGAGCGGCATCAGCAATGTCGCGCTCGATATTACGACCGCGCCTGCCGTGACCGCTACCCTTCCGTTCCGCATCCTCGACTTTATCCGCGAACCGCCCGGCGTGAACGGAACCGATCTCACGAGCCCCTACCCGTGGGTATTCGTCACCTTCAACAATCAGGACTTCAAGACCCTAACCGGCATCTAACAGAACGGCGACGGCCCTGTCCTGCCCGTCGCACTAGTGGAGAAGATCAATGGCCGTCTCCGTCGCGCAGGCGTATGACCTTCTGTTTCCGGGTCTGCGCAAGGTTGCTGGCGAGTACAAGGATCTCGACCGGATCTATCCCAAGATCTATCAGGTCGATAAGTCATACATGGCCGTGGAGCGTACAGCCTCCATGAGATTTCTCGGGTTGGCAGGTCTAAAGAACGAAGGCGCGCCAACTATATTTGATAATCAAGCTGGTGAACGGTATATCTACAATCAATACCATAAGGAGATCGGCTTAGGATACGCCTTCACCAGAAGAATGGTAGACGATAACCTTTATAAGAGGCAATGGCGACCGTCTAATCTTGGGCTACAGAAGTCATTCAACCAGACCAAGGAGATTTACGGGGCCACTCCACTCAACACCGCCACCACCTATGATCCGTCAGTGCTTGGCGATCAGGTTTCTCTCTGCAATCTAAACCATCCGATCGACGGCGGGGTGGTGCCGAACCGCTTCACGGTCGACATGGACCTCAACGAGGCCTCGCTGCTCAACGCGCAGGCTTCGATCCGAGGCCTCTTCCGCGACAACGCCGGTCTTCGCATGCAAGCCAGAGCGAAGCGGCTCGTCGTGCCGATCGCGCTTGAGCCAATAGCGATTCGGCTTTTGAAGACTGTTCTAAGACCGGGAACATCAGACAACGACGTTAACGCAATCTTGGAGACAAGCGGTGGTATTCCTGATGGCTATCTCGTCCACGACTACCTGACGTCGCCGACGTACTGGTTCGTAACCACCGATCAGGAAGGCCTGCTATACTTGCAGCGTGTCGCGTTCGAAATGTCAATGCAAGTAGACTTTACAACCGATAACCTACTGGTTAAGGGTTACGAGCGCTATAGTTTCGGATACTATGACTGGCGAGCGATCTGGGGCTCGTTCCCGACGCAATAACTGAGGGATACTATGGCCAAGGAATCATTTACTGGCCCGCTTATCGCCCTCGGTGGTCTGGTCGGGGGTCAGAGCTATACTCAGCCGGGGACATACGGCGGGGTAAATGTTGGCGGCCCGAAAGAATACTCGGACGAAATAGGCCCATCGATCTTCTGGGGCGGGGTGGCGATCCCGGCGTCGGGCGCTGTCGTCAGCAAGGACCGGACGGGCTCGGGCACGATCTCGTCGATTTACGCCGCTTTCCCCATCAGAACCGTCAACGCCATCCTCGCGGTGAGCGCTGGCGCGCTGACTGTCGCTGGCCCCGCATTGGCGGGCGTGCCGCTGGTGAACCTTGCGACTTACGCGGCCGGGCGCTCCCCCGGCGTCCCAGTGACCGTGAGTGGGGTCGCGACGACCGGAGTTGCGATCGACACCGGCATCGACACCGCGACTTGGGTTGCGGCCACTGGCGTTTGCACGTTGGGCGCCCCGAGCGTCGCCGCTAATACATGGCGCTATCAGGTCGGACAGTGGGTCTGCCTTCTGAATGGCGGCGCGAGCGGCGCGGCGCGGATGACGCAGATCACGGCTATAGGCACCGGCACGATCACGGTGAGCCCGCTGCCCGCATCCAACGCCACCGGCCAGATCGCCCTCACCAACCGCTTTAACCCCAATCTCTACGGCACAGCCACCCCACCGAGTTCGATCTCCTCGATGGCGGCGGCCGGTACAGCGCGCATTCTGATTCCCGAGTGCGGCAACACGCGCGGCATTGGCATCCTCGGCTCGGCATCAGGCGTGGCGACCATCTTCGACGTTGTCGGCATCGGCGCCTTTGGCCAGATCCAAACCGAGACAATCACCGGACCTGTTGGGGCGCTGACGACCTACAGCAAGAAAACCTACGACATGATCATCTCGGTCACGCCGAGGACATCTGACGCTCACAACTACACTGTGAATACGAGCGACATCATTGGTCTGCCGCTTTCGGTCATGGACGCCAGCAGCCTCGTCGCTGTTTCGCTCGGCGGCACGGCGGCGGTCGCTGGCACCAATTTCATCGTCATCCCGGCCGATTTAACCAATCCGCCGGTCGGTATAACGACCACGGGAACCTCGACGGGTGACCCGCGCGGCGCGATTCAGGTTGGCGCCGCAGGGCCTGCGGCAACGACCCCCGGAACGCCCATGGCAGCCTTCAATGGGACGCTGGTGCTGGCCATTGACCAGAGGCTCAACCCCTTGCAAGTCGCGCTCGCAACGACGATCAATCCGGGTCCGCTGGCTGGCGTGGCGACGGTTTAAGGAGGCTTTTATGCGAGGCGAATCAGATCGCGAGTGCAGGGCCAAGGGCGGCGTCGTCTTCGCCGGGAAAGGCTCTGTCCCGCTCAAGATTTTCAAGGGCAAGCGTTCACCCAACGCTCCCGACGCGAGCCTGAAGCGCGGCGGCGGCCCTCTGTTCCGCAAGCGCGGCGGGCGGCTCCCCGAGGCCTTCAAGGAACACGAGGGCGACCCCGAGGAGGGGCGCGAGGACAAGGCGACAGGCGGAGCCATCTCGGGCGCGAGCGCCAAGCCGAGCATGGGCCGAGCAGGCCGTAGGAGCGGGGGCGCGTGCGGCAAGGCCGATCTCAAGCCCCTGACCCATCCAGAATACCCTTCGATGCCGAAGGGAACGAAGCTCATGGGCGAAAGCGAAAAGGTTCCCTGATTTTTCTTGTCCCCTCTACCTCACACCGACAGGGGATCTTTTCGTCGAACCTATCAGGCGCCGCCGTCTTCACCCGATGACGGCGGCGGTTTCATAATGAGGGAGCACCAGAAATGATCGGCGCGCTCATCACCCTCGTCGTCTACATCATCGTCTTCGGACTGATATGGTGGCTAGTCACTTACTTGTTGGGCCTGTTTCCCCTCCCTGAACCGGCCCCGCGAGTGATCCAAGCGATCCTAGCCATCGTGTTGGTCCTCTTTTTAATCGGGGTGATCATGTCGGTGCTCGGCGGCGGCGACCTCGGCTTCCCCGTCATCAGGTTGAGGTAACCCCATGCGCCCGATCTCAGTCACTCTTGGGCCCTACGCTGCTGGCGTCGCCACCAGCGTTGCGACTGCGCAAACGCTGACCGGGTCCCCGCCGCTCTCGTTCGCGATCAATGGCACTCTGGCAAGCGGCGGAGCGGCGACCCTCGACAATCCCCGTCAAGTTCTCATCACGTCGGCGGGCAATGACAGCGGCGTCTTCTTCACGGTCAGCGGCACCGGCCCCAGTGGTCCGATGAGCGAGACGGTGCGCGGGGCCAATGCTGGCGCGGTGCTGACCAACAATCTCTTCAAGACGGTTTACGCCGTCTCGGCGAGCAATTCCACGTCCAGCGTGACGATCGGCACGGCGTCGGCGCCTTGGTACAGCCCGCTGATCCGGCTGGACGAATGGGCGAACTCCCAAGTCGGGGGTCAGGTGGTGGCTACCGGCACGGTCACCTACACCATTCAGACAAGCTTCGATGAGGGACCGGATTCGCTCGTCAATCCGATCCCAATCTCTTCGATGGTTTGGGATACCAGCACGGCGATCGGCCTGCCTGCGGCGGCGGGAACCGCGACGGCCTCATTCGCGCTGACGGTTACGCCGGTATGGATCAGGCTCGTGCTTAACGCCACCAGCACCGGCTCGGTGCGGATGACCGTGACGCAATATAACGTCGTGAACGCATAGGGTCGTACGATAGGAACGGGGCGATGGCCTTTCAGTATGGCGCGACGCTGCGGAACAATCAGGTTTCGCAGATCCAAACCACGGTCGGCAGCACCAGCACTTTGGTGTTCTACACCGGCGCCCAACCGGCCAATTGCGCCGCCTCGCCGACTGGAAGCGTGCTGGCTACGATCACGCTGCCGAGCACGTTCCTGACCTCATCAGGCGGCGTGGCGACATTATTTGGGTCGTGGGCCACGACCGGGAGCGGCTCGGGCAATGCCGGGTACTTCCGCATCCTAGACGGCTCGTCGGTTTGCCATGTGCAGGGGAGCGTAACGGCCACTGGCCTTGGCGGTGACATGACCCTCAACAGCGTCGTCATCGGGATCACCCAGCCAGTCAGCGTGACTACGTTCAGCGTCACCGCTGGCAATTCCTAAAGCGAGGACGCCGTGGCCGTCGTCCAGACGATTAGACGGGGACGGCCCCCTTCGTTCGTCGAAGAGGTCGGGAACGTCACCTCGGTCCACCGTGGCGGCACGATCAGCATCGTCCCTGCCGGTATTATAGTCTACAACCTACTCGCCGATCCGGGGACGTATACGGTCACCGCTGGCGACGCCACGCTGGCCTATCATCCAGCCGTCATAACCGGCGGGTTGAGCTTTACCCAAGCGCCGCAGACGGTCGTGGCGACTGGCAACGTGACGTTTGGCGGGACGGTAACCGGCTCGCTGAACCTCAATCAGGCGCCACAGACGATCGTGGCGACCGGCAGCGTGACGCCTTTGGGGCCAGCAACCGGCGCGCTGAGCCTCAATCAGGCCGACCAGACCCTGCTCGCGACCGGCAACGTGACGTTCACGGGGACGATAATCGGGACGCTCGCCGTCGCTCAGATGGCGCAGTCGCTCGCGGCGTCTGGCATTGTGAATCCGTCAGGTTCCGGCTACAAATTCAGCAGGATGCGTAGTCCTGTAGGGGCCCGAAGCGGCTCTCGACAGCAGGATCTGACATGACGCTCATTTATCAAGGAACGCCGTTCAATCAGACGTTCATCCTCGTCTCGTCGGCGGATCACATTTCGCCGATTCTCGGCGCCACGCCGACTGTCAGCATCTCAAAAAACGCCGCCGCCTTTGCCTCGCCAGACGGGACCATCAGCGAAATCGGATCAGGCTGGTACGCAATCGCCCTCACCGGGGTCGACACTAATACCGTTGGCGATCTGTCCTTCCACATAACGGCGACCGGGGCCGATCCCACAGATTTCGCCAATCAGATTATTCCCCTCCCGCCGACGCCAACGCCTCCCAGTCCAGAGCCTTCTTCTCCCTTTTCCTTCGCGCCCTCCGTCGGCGAGTGCGTCCTCAACGGGCTCAGCCGCATCCAGATCCGAGGCCCTATGGTCAAGACGGCCATGCTTCAGATGGCCAGCCTAGAAGCCAACCTGATGCAAGTCGAATGGTCGAACCGGGGACCGAACCTCTGGACGGTCGACGCGCAGGAGGTCGACACCGTCCCCGGCTATGGGACTTACTCCGTCGATCCCTCGACGATCGCCGTCCTTGAGGTGACGCTCGGTCAGGGCGACCCGCCGAATGAAACCGAGATCATGCTGACCTCGATCAGCCGCACCGAATACATGTCTTACCCGAACAAGCAGTTGCGGGGGCGCCCGACCGTCTACTGGTACGACATCCTGATCTCGCCGACGATCACCCTGTGGCCGGTCCCTGACCGGGTCTACCATCTGCACTTCAGCCGCTACCGGCAACAGATGGACGCGACGATGCGCAACGCTGGCAATTTCGATGCGCCTTACCGCTGGCTCGACGCTTGCTGCGCGGCGTTGGCGCACCGGCTCGCGCGCCACTATGCCCCGGCGCTGGAACAGCAGCGCAAGGCCGACTACAACGAGGCGTATGAACATGCCGCCAGCCGCGACAAGGAAAACGCTCCGATCTATCTCTCGCCAATGATCGAATACTACAACCCGTGAGGAGGGTTAGGTGGGTTGGGCAAGTCAATCAGGACGGGCGGTCACCAACCCCGATCATCCGCGCGCGTTCGGCGTCTGCGACAACTGCGGCTTTTGGTACAACCATCATACGCTGCAATACAATTATGAATGGCAGGGGACGCAGCTCGTTAATCTAGGCTTTCTGGTTTGCGACCGTTGTCAGGACACCCCGAATCCGCAGCTCAAAGCGCGGCTGATGCCGCCCGACCCGGTGCCGATCCGAAACCCGAGGCCCGAGCAGTACCTCTACCCGAGACCGATCAGGCACCTTGGGACCGAGCAGCAGCCGCCGCCTCCGGTGGGCTCCGCGATCGCGACGGAGCGTGATCGTACGAAGAACTGGCCTGCGGGCGTTCCCATAGAGATCGAGCCATGAACGACTTCAGCGAATCCAAGTTCGCGTGGAAGGGCCCGTTCGACAAGGCCAGCGTCAGGCTGTCGACCTCGACCCGCCAGACGGACCTCGCCTTGCCCGGCACGCCGCCGCCGATCGAGCTGGAGATCCCAATCTCGCAGCTCCCGCTCGCTAATGTGCTGTTCGGCGACGAACAGGTCGCCATCGTGCAGAACGGCGTCACCGTCCGTTCAACGACCGCCCTAGTCGGCGGCGCCGGGAAGGCGCCGGTCGTCATCAGCAAGACCGTGACGCTCGTCTACCCGATCACGGTAGGGCAGACGGTCTTCTCGCTTTCGTTGCCCGACCATTTCGGCAACGGGTTTGCCATGACGGCCGACACCGTGCTTGAGGTCACGATCGGCGGCATCCGCTATGTCGAAGACGATGGCAGCGGGACATTTGGCCAGTATACCGTCAACCTTGACGCGAACACGGTCACCCTGCTGACGCCGTTCGGAACGGACCCGGTCGTCATCGTTGGCGACAATGATCTGGCCATCTTTGATTTCTTCCAGCTTGGCGCTGGCGGTGGCGGTGGCGGAGGGGGCAGCGGCGGCGGGCCAGCCTATGTGCTGCCTACGGCGTCCACCACCACCCTAGGCGGCGTCAAGATCGATGGCGCCACTATCACGATCAACGGCAGTGGGGTGATCTCCGCGCCGAGCGGTGGGGGCGGTGGCGGGGCGTCGGTCACCATCAGCTCAACGCCTCCGTTGTCGCCAGCCGCTGGCAACCTGTGGTGGGATGACGTCGGCGGCCAGATGTACATTTCGTATAACGACGGCAACACTCAGCAGTGGGTGGCGGTGAACAACCCCGGTGCGGGACCGCCGGGCCCCATCGCTTCTGACGCGCCGTTCGATCACTCGATCTATGGCCGCATTCAGGGCGGGTGGCAGCACATCACCCACAGCGATATCACCGACTGGACGGCGCAAGTTAATCTGCTGATCGGCGCAGCGTCGATCGGCTACTCGCAGCTCCCGGCAGAGGTGCAACAGGTTCCAGTCCCGTTCCAGTTTACCGGCCAGCCAGCCAACTCTGCGATGCTTAACGTGCCAATGGTGATGACGGTGGATGTTCCGTCAGGGCTCACTGGCGCGCATGTCTATGACAATGCGCGGGCCACTGCGAATGCAACCTTCACCCTGAACAAGATCAGCGCTGGAGTGTCGACGCTGCTGGGGACGGTGACCATCACTCCCGCCAGCAATACGTCGGCAAACCTGTCCGGCGGAGGCGTGAGGCTAGTGGCTGGCGATGTGTTGCAGATTATTGCCCCGCCGATTCAGGATGCGACGTTGGCTGATGTCGGCATTACAATTCTAACCATGAGGGTATAGCGCCATGGTAGCCGCTGTTAAGTTCTACAACTTCTCCCACTATCTCTGCACGAAAAACGTGAACTTAAACAGCGATACGCTGAAGGTCATTTTGACCAATACGGCGCCGGTTGTAACGAACTCAGTCTATGCAGATGTGAGTGCGGGCGAGCTTGCAACCGCCAATGGCTACACAAACGGCGGCGGCACTGTTTCCGGCGTCAGCTCATCCAACTCCCTCGGTACGGAAAGCGTCGCCGGATCGGCTTTCACTTGGACGGCGAGCGGGACGGTTGGCCCGTTTCAATACGCCATCCTTCGGGACACCACCTTCGATTGTCTGATCGAGTGGTGGGACTACGGTTCTCACGTCACAATGGCGAGCGCGGATACGTTTACATGGACGCCAACCGGCTCCGTGATCCTGCAATTGACATACTAAGCCGATGACCTCACCCTTCCTTTGGAACCCCGGCACCAACGGCCTTCTGATCTCGACGCCGCTGACGCTGCTGTCGACCGAGCTGAATGGGCTAGCGTCCGGGTCATCGGCGACATCTTCAGTCGGCGGTCCCGGCTCAAACGGCATCTTCAACCAGACCAGCACTGGGTCGGGGCTTTGGGGCCACATGCAATTGACGCTGGGCGCGATCACCGGGCCGTTGCAAAATGGCTCCGTCGCCTCGGGTTGGTTTCTGAAGTCGTTCGATGGCGGGGCGACCTTCGAAGTCGCCGACGCCGACTCCCCGCACTTTTATATCGCATTGCCTGCGACGGCGATCACGGCGGGCACCAAGCGCGGCGCCATGGGGCAGATCATCCAGCTTCCAGCGGTATCGTTTAAGGTCCAGCTTCAACAGGTCACCAACTTCACGTTCGCCGGGTCGGCAAACACGCTGGTCATCGCTCCTGTGGCGCCTGCTTACTAAAAGGTCTGATCAATGGCGAATGTTGGGCCCGTAGCTTGGTACTTGAACTCGGTGGCTTACGCCTTAGTCCCGGCGTGGCTGCCGATTCACTCCTATGCGCCCGGCGCGCTGGTGCGTCAGACCGCGCCTGCCGTCGGCGGCGAGCGTGTCTTCGCCAATGTCACCGCATCGACCATCAATACCACCAACTCTAACACCGAGCCGACATGGGTTCTCACCAAGGGCTTCGTGCAAGCCAGCGACGGCGGCCTCATCTGGCAGGAATGCACGGGTCAGCCGGGCATCAATGGCGACATCGGATTCTCTCTCGGGTCCACCACACTCCACAACACGCCGACATGGACAGAGCAGCACAATTCGTCCACGACGATCACCGCTGGCCTGATCATTCAGGACAACGCCTCGGGGAGCGTGGCCCTCTGGATAGCTAAGACGGTCGCTGGCGTCATAGGCGCTTCGGCTCCAGCAGGCTTCTCGACCGCAACTGCGGGCACGAGCGTTCTCGACAACGGTAACGTCACATGGATTTCGCTCGGCCTCGCGAGCAGCTTTGGGACATGGGCCGCGCCGTTTGCGCGGATGCAGAGCGTCGTCGCCGCCGGTTGGATGGCGTTTGGCCAAATTTGCTACGTCAGCAACAATCACGCGGAAACACAAAGCACCGCGGCGATGACGATTAATTTCCCCCAAATAACGTCAACCATATGTGTCGATCACACCGTTTCCTTGCCGCCAACCTCCAGCAACGTAACAACTGGAGCGACCGTCACGACAACTGGAAATAACGCCCTCACAATAACCGTTGCAGGCAATAGTTACGCTTACATCGTGGGGGTCACCTTCCAGTGCGGGACCGGGGCCGTGGCTCCGTCCCTGAGTATAACGGGCCAACCGTTAAGGATGGAGAATTGCGCCCTCCAGAAACTTGGCACGACCGGCTCTGTAACGGCCATGATCTGGACCGGGCTCGATCTAATAAATACAACCGTCAAGTTTGGCAGCACCGCCGATGCGATCAGGCTAAACGGTACTGTAATCCGATGGAGAAACACCCCAAACGCGATTGATGCAACCGGGTCTATTCCGACAACGCTCGCCTTCCCGATCAATGTTATAGTGCTGGTATGGGATGGCTTGGATCTCACGGGCCCAAGCACGATAATTGGCCAGAATTATCCAGCAGGGCAGATAACGAATTGTACGATCAGCGCTGGTGCGCTCATAGGGGCTACGTTAAATTTTCGCTATCCAGTGTTTAGCGACTCCATGTTTTGCGATAGCAGCGGAGGTACGGCGCCTACTTATCAACATCAGCGGGCTAGCGCCGTGGGGACATCGAATGCCGTGACCAATGTTTATCGGACAGGCGGCGCGTCGAATGGGGTAGTAACTTATTCATGGCGCTTTGATAGCAGCGCGAACCTTTGGTATACTCCGTTTGAGTGCTTCCCGATCGTTCAATGGAATACGGTTACCGGCTCCAATCGCACCATCACGGTCTACGGCGTCATACTTGGTCAATCGACCTTGCCCCTTACCGACGCCATATGGATGGAAGTCGAATACATGGGGAGTTCGTCGTCCCCCATCGTGACCAAAGCCACAACTGGCAAGGTCAACTACCTTGCAACCGGCACGACCAATACCCTCGACACGGTGAGCCAATGGAATGGCCCGGCTCGTCTCGCGAATACGTCTTACCCGGTCACGGCTACGCAAACGCCCATGTCGGTTTCTACCAACCCCGGACAGCTTTTCTATCCAATAGCGCCTGCCGGAACGACGTTTAATGGGGCCCCGCCAAGCGCTTATGCGCCCGGCGGCGTGCCGGTCGCAGATGGCGCTTCCGTTACTGACGGGACTTCTCACTTCCAAGCGGGATACCGCTTCTCGATGTCCCTCACGGTGACGCCACAACTGGTCGGAGACATCGTTGCCCAAGTCTATATAAATCAGTCTTTTGTACCTGTTTTTATCGATCCCCGTATGGTTCTGAGTTGAGGCTGTGGCCGTCCAGACAATTAGGCGTGGACGGCAGCCTTCGTTTATCAACGAAGCGTCGGGCGTTACTTCAATCCATAGGGGCGGCACAATCAGCGTCGTTCCCGCTGCCGGTACAGCCTATAATCTGATCGCCGATCCGGGGACATACACGCTATCGGGTCACGCTTCGACTTTCCCCTACGGGCGTCATCTCCTCGCAGACCCCGGCAACTACATGGTGATAGGTGGCCCTGCTACGCTAACCTATCGGCGCGCTGGCAGCGTTGGCTACAATTTGAACGCTGATCCGGGGAGGTACACGCTGACGGGCGGCGCTGCGACCTTCCCCTACGGGCGTCACCTGACGGCTGATCCGGGGATGTACCGACTAACGGGCCAACCCGCCACCTTCAATAGCTCGGGCGCAGGCACGAGGGGCGGGCTCTTTGTCCGCCCCATGCGATCCCCCCTCGCGTTTCCCGCTGGCGTGGCGCCGGGGGTCAATTCAGCGCATCCGGCGTTCAACGGCCGAATGATCCGGCAATCATCCATCGCCATGCTTGGCAACGCGGGTATGGTTAATTTGCTCAACGGTCGTCCAAACATCAACGTCGGAACGAACTTTAACCGTAGTACGGCGTTCGGCCCGATGGTTAATCCCAACGGTGGCTTCAACGGATTTCAAGTGCCTGCGGTTATCAGCAGCGAAGTTCTCACTGCGTTTACAGCGGCGACGATTATTTATTGCGGAGTTGCGTCCAGCGGCGGCCAAACTCTGCTCACCACAAACTACGCAGGAGGCGCGGCAACTTGTCTCATCAGTTGTTCCGCTAGTCTGGCGATATTTATAGGCATCCAAGGCATCGCCTTCACTGTAACACCGGCATTGCCGACCCTTACGGGCGGACATTATTACTTCTTTGCTGGTAGCAGTATAGGTGGTTTTCGGACAGCCGTCCATAGGACGGTGAGCGTTCTCGTCGACCTCACGACCGGCGTAACAGCATGGGGAACTTCCAACAGCGGATGGAACACCGAAACGGTTGGAGCTAACTATGGCATAGGAACGATCGCCGCAGGCGGTTCGACTCCTGCGTGGGTAGCGGCCAGCATGATGGGATTCTACTATGTGCCGCTTGAGGCGCTGCTTACATGGGCGGCAGACCCGTGGTCGTTCTGGTATCCTCGTACGATTGAGAGTACGGCGTTTGTTTCGTCGCGAAGCAGTCCGCCTCCGCCTCCGGTGACGGCGTCGCAGGCGCGAGCGGTGGTGATGGCATAATGGCTACGCTTGACTTCCCCCCGAACCCGGTTCCCGGCCAGCAGTTTACGGCTCTGGGGCTGGTGTGGACTTGGGATGGGAATAAGTGGACATCGACCTCAAACGATATCACCGGCATTCCCGATGCGCCGAGCGATGGCCAGAACTACGGCCGACAGTTCATTAGCAGCAGCAGCAGCATGGGGTGGCTACCCACCAGCGGCGGCGGCGGCGGCATCCCGGAGGCGCCGACTGGCGCTGGCGTAGCCTATGCCCGCCGCAATTCGTCATGGTCTACCGTCACCCACGCCGACATCACTGACTGGACAGCGAACATCCCGCAAGTCTCGACCGCTTCTCCCAGCATGGACGGGACGGCAACGCCGGGATCGAGCGGCTTCTGGGCCGATGGCGCTCACGTCCACCCGACCGACACCAGCCTCGCGCCGAAGGCCAATCCCACCTTTACAGGCACGGTGACGATACCAGCGGGCGCGTCGATCGCTGGTTATGCTCCACTCGCCTCACCCGCGTTCCTTGGCGTGCCGACGACTTTCGCGTCGCCGACTGCTGGCGACATCTCGACCAAGCTGGCGACGACCGCCTTCGTAAGCAATGCGGTCGGCGCGAGCGCCTACACCTTACCGACCGCAAGCACGACCATCCTCGGCGGCGTCAAGGTCGACGGGACAACGATTACCGCCACGAGCGGGGTGATCTCGGCATCGGCGTTTCTCGGCACCACCACCAACAATGATGCGGCCCCCGGTTACATTGGCGAGTATCCAACTCCGACGCTGGCGAGCACTGCGCTAACGACTAACGTGGCTAAAACCGTTCAATCACTCAGCCTAACGGCGGGTGACTGGGACGTTGAAGGATATATTAGTATAACGTACTCCACAAATGGCCAAGATACGTCGGCTGGGATTTCACTCGTAAACAATACGATGCCATCCGCCGGGTTTGGCGTCTGTGAGATGACCGGATCTAACGTGTCTTCTTATCAAAATACGACTGGGACGCGGCGAGTGTCGATTGCTGTTACGACAACCGTGTATCTCGTTGCACAATGTTCATTCATCGGCGGCACAGGTACGGCGCAGGGTGAAATAAGAGCAAGGCGAGTGCGATAGCGGCGCCACATGGCGCCTGTGGAGGCTAGATAGCCAATGAACCGGGTTCAGACCTTACGCTCCTCAATTACCGGCTGGCGGCCCATTGCCGGGACACGCCAGCCCGGCGAACTCTATGTGAACTGGGCGGATCTGGCGCTCGGGACGATCAACACCACCCTCAACCCCGTGGACTTGGTCGCGGTGCGGTACTGGAGCGTCGCAGCAAATTACGCTGTGGGCGACCATGTAATCTACAGTGGCTTACTGTACCGCGCCATTGCGCCCGTGACAGCCGGGGCGTTCAACCCGGTGCAGTGGTCATCGGTAAGCAGTTTTGTATTGCCCATTGCGTCCACGACGGTGCTTGGCGGCGTCAAGATCGACGGGTCGACAATCACGATTACCGGCGAAGGCGTGATCTCGGCGAGCCCCAGTGGCTATGTGCTTCCTACGGCTTCTACGACCGTCCTAGGGGGCGTCAAAATTGACGGGTCTACGATCACCATCGCCTCTGGGGTGATCTCGGCGAGCCCCAGCGGTTACACCCTTCCTACGGCCTCCACGACCGTCTTAGGCGGCGTTAAGGTTGATGGCTCGTCAATTACGATCGACGGCGGCGGGGTAATCCATGGCGCTGGCGGCGCAGCCTTCGGCGCCAATCTCCTCGACAACGGCGACATGAGCGTCCAGCAGCGCAGCGCCAGCACGCTTGCAGTGACCAGCGGCGGCCACATCCTGCTCGACCGCTGGGCCGCCTATGCGACGGCGTCGAGGTACACCATAGGGCAGACTTATAACGGCCTGCCCCCGCCGCCGGGGTTTGCGACTTTCCTTGGCGCACAATGCACGTCGGCCACAGCGACGGGGTTGACCGACTATTTTGCTCTTCAGCAAGGGATTGAGGGAGCAACCCTCAACGGGCTCAAGTGGGGCGTAGCGGGCGCCCAGACGTTGGCGTTGTCGTTCTGGGCCTGCTCAAGCGTGACCGGATTGTTCTCGGGCGCGCTTAACAACGGAGCGAACAATCGCACCTACGCCTTTACCTTCTCGCTGCCCGTCGCCAGCACCCCGACCTTCATTTCGATGACCATCCCCGGCGATACGGCTGGGACATGGGTCAATGTTGGTCCGTCCGCCCAGTTGTTCCTCATCTTCGATCTCGGGTCAGGCACAAGTAATCGTACGACCGCTGGCTCATGGGGCGCTGGCGACTTCGTCGGCGCTACTGGCGCAGCCGGGATCATGGGGAATAATGGCGCCACGTTTTATGTGACGGGCGTCAAGCTGGAGGTGGGCAGCGCTACGCCTTACGTTTATGATCCGCCACAGGTAAGATTGGCGCGCTGCCAGCGGTATTTTCTTAGCTTGGATCAGGCAGTCGTTCCGATAGGGACAAAGTCTCCTGACCTTTCCTATGGCATGGTCCCATTCATGGTGAACATGAGGGCGGTCCCGTCGTGGACATTTGGCACGATAACGTACGTCGGTTGTTCGGGACTGGCTGTCGATACGGTAACGACGACATCCGCCGTCCTGCGGGCGACAGCAACTGCCGCCAGTGGTGGTAAGGCGACCAGCATTCCGATGACTTTTGCCGCGGAGATCTAAGATGCTGCGGGCGCCTGACTCGACTTACACGCTCACCGATAACCCGCAAATTGTCGTTCGCGATATCGATCAGTTGCATATCCCCAACCATGCCGACAACGTCGATTGGCAG